CTCACAAGGTTCGAGTAGTAGGACATAGTTATTATAAGGGGAGGAAAGAATTCATGGTAGAGCGATGAAATCGTTACTACGATGAGACTGGGGGTGATTTTTACGGAGTTGGAACGACCGGCCACTCAACACCTATGAGTTTCCCATCTTCATCGAGATCCGGTGAAGACATACCCGGGAGGTCGCGGAGTAGTTGGCGGTACAGTTTCCATTTTTTGAAGGTTTCATCGTTTATGGGGTAATCCCTCATCACGTATTTATCTGTAGAGGGAATCAATGCGTCCCGCTCAGAACGGAGTTTAGTCATGGCAGCGACTTTGCGTTGTCCCATGGCTTCTTGGGCGGCAACTTCTTCTGGTGTGGGTCCTTCATCACTTCCTATACCTGGCATATACTATATATTTACATTTTTATGTATCTAATCGTTTTGGAGGTTTTGGAAACTCGGTTTTGTCGAACAAAAATGGCGTTTGTCTCAATTTACGTATATAATTCCCCCATTCACATTGTTGATCTTTAGTCAATTTAGACCAAACAGAAATGGCATATTCATCCGCTTCATCTATGAGTTTATTAATTTTTACATTGAAATATAAATGAGCTTTTGCTTTTTCCTCATCTACATCTTCAATCTGACACGACCTACAGATATTCATTATATTATTAACTGATATTTAAGGAACGTAAGTAATGGTGCAAGAACCATCACCATTATTAGTTCCCGCCGATGCCGATGTGGTACCTGCAATTCCACCGTTATATGAACCACCACCTCCCCCAGAACCCTGGCTGGAATAGGTAGCACCCCCACCTGTGTATCCACCACCACCACCTTCACCACCACATCCACCACCACCACCACCACCGAAACCACCAGTCTGACCAGTTTCCACCCCGCCCCCACACGATTCATATCCACCCCATAACTTTTCATTTAATGTAGAAACGAGGGTGCCGTCACTCGCCGTTCCATAGGCGTACCCGGGCGTGGTCGTCCTCATCCCTCCCGCAAGTCTATAATCCCTACCAAACTGACCGGCATAACCACATATGGAGGTAGCCTGTTTCCAATATCCGGCGCCGCCACCACCATTTGCGGTATGTGTTGGATTCCAGGGATCTCCGGTACCCCCGGTGGCGCGCGTACCCGTGGACCCAGTAAGCGTCGCGAACCCTGCGTATGCCTGGGAGCTGGTTTGGCCGGTCTGGGCGTCCGCACCCTCGGATAGCCATCCGGCACCCCCACCTGCACACGACGACGTGTACTTAGAAGTGCCGGTGGTATTATGCCAAGATCCATGACCCACAGCGACGTTTTGTCCTGGGTTTGCACAAACGCTCTGGCCCCCACTTCGCACGCCACCGGGGGTGCCACATAGCCCTGCGTTCTGCCCACTCTGTCCCGATGCATTGGTTGGATCCCAACTGTTGTTATAAACCCCACCACCACCACCTGCTATTATCAGTGGATTGTTCGGTGGGTCATTGATCCAAACGAACGTTCCTCCACCACCGCCGGGATAGGTTGCGCCCTTCCCCTCCTGTCCCACAGCTATTTTTATAACTTGATTCAATGTTAAATTAAAATTACCTTGTAGTGTCGCACCAAAAGCCGGACCGGGCGAAGAGTTCCAGGCACCCCGAGCACCTTTGACTTGTATGGTGTACACCCCTGTCTTCGGTACAGTCCATCGCTGAATACCCCTTTCAGTCGTTAAAATGTTAAAAAGATTCGTATCCCCATCCCATGAAACGCTGTACGCGTTTCTAGCCTCTGTGAGTGTAGGACCACTTCGGTAACTAGCACCAGCGGGAGTGAACGTATGTGAGGTGAAGGCGTATAGGTCTGTAACCCCCACGATATTGATTGCTCTATCTGCGAAGAGTCCGGAGCCAGTATCAGTCAATCGGAATGTTACACTCGTCGTACCCGCCGCCGCAATTTGACCCGTTATCGCACCTGTACTCCCCGTAAGAACGAGAGGTGATGGTAAGGCGTTACTCCCGGGTGCTAGAGAGAAGGTCCTATTCGTACCACCACCACCATCTGTACCTACGAGTGTTTGAGTCAAGGACGCAGTAGTATTGAATTCTAGGTTCGCCCCAGCCGCAGTAGTCCATGTAGTTTGAAACCCTATCGCGGCAGTACTGGTCCCGATCAGACCCGAGGTTGAGCTAACTTTAAGTTTATAGGGTTGATTTGCGATGGTGAAGGCACCACTCGCCCCGAGTGTCCCCAATTTGAAAGTCACTTGGGTCCCAGCGGCGGTCGCGTCGAAAACACTGTACAAACTTCCATCGGCACCTTCCAATTGTACCGTCGATCCACTAACAATACCCGTACCGGTAGCCGTGAATACTTGGGTTGATGCGTCAAAGATCTCGGTCGCCCGGTAGTCAAAGATATAGGCGGACCCGGCGGCGGAAGCACCCGTATCCTCATAGAACGCCCCCACTATAACCCTCGTCCCGTCCCCGCTCATGGAGACGCTGGTGCCGTCTTGACTTGCGAAGTTGTCATGCGCCTCCCTATCCGATGCCTGAATCTTCGCTTCTTGGGACCATGACCCATCACTCAAGGCGAAGATATAGGCGGCCCCGGTGTTGGTACCATACGTGTCTTCATACGGCGCCCCAACGAGAACCCTCGTCCCGTCCCCGCTCATGGAGACACTATTACCGAATTGGTCCTGCGTCTGTTTGTCTGATGCCTGAATCTTCACACCCGCATCCCAAGACGAACCATCGTAGGCGAAGATATAGGCGGCACCGGCTTGGGTACCTCCCGTATCCTCATGGTACGCCCCCACGATAACCTTCGTCCCGTCCGAGCTCATGGAGACGCTACTGCCGAAGTAGTCATCCACCTGTTTGTCTGATGCCTGAATCTTCGCTTCTTGGACCGGAGCTGACCCGTCACTACTCAAGGCGAAGATATAGGCGGCCCCGGCGTTGCTAACACCCGTGTCCTCCAACCACGCCCCCACGATAACCCTCGTCCCGTCCCCGCTCATGGAGACGCAATAGCCGAAACGGTCATTCGTCTGTGGACCCGGCGAGGTGGCGTGCATTCGAAGATTCGATTCTTGAGTCCACGACGAACCAGCGTAGGTGAAGATATAGGCGGCCCCAGCGTCGGTACCACCCGCGTCCTCATAGTGCGCCCCCACGATAACCTTCGTCCCATCCGAGTTCATGGAGACGCTAATGCCGAACTCGTCATTCGCCTGTTTGTCCGATGCCTGAATCTTCGCTTCTTGAGTCCACGACGAACCATCGTAGGCGAAGATATAGGCGGACCCAATGTTGTTACCACCCGTATCCTCATAGCGCGCCCCCACTATAACCTTCGTTCCATCCCCGCTCATGGAGACACTGTGGCCGAAACGGTCATAGTTCTCTGAATCGTTTGCCACAATCTTCGCTTCTTGAGTCCACGACCCACTACTACTCAAGGCGAAGATATAGGCGGCACCGGCATCGGTTCCACCCGTGTCCTCAAACCTCACCCCCACGATAACCTTCGTCCCGTCCGAGCTCATGGAGACGCTATGGCCGAACTCGTCACTCACATCGCGGTCCGATGCCTGAATCTTCGTACCTGTATCCCACCCAACCGCACCCCCACCACTAGCAAGCGTGGTTAACGGTGAAATACCAGTGATCGTTGGTGGTTGGGCGATAGGGGCCCACCCCGTCGCTGCATAGCCTTCCATGAACCCGGTTGTGGAGTTATAGCGGATCGTACCTAAAGTGGGGTTCGCTGATCTCTGTGCTGTAGTGCCACTACCTAGAGTGCTACCCCCTGTCCCGGTCACCACAAGGTCTGTTGACTCAACCCGACCTGAAACCATCAACGGCGCACTCAAGTTCTTGGTGAGGGTCAAAGTCCCATCGTGGAGGGTACTAGACCCTTGGTTCCGGATCCCAAAGAGTTTGACATCCTTGAGACGGGTGAAAGCATCCGCGACGATCGCGTGGTACTTGTAATAGTTGGGGTTATCCAAGTTCTTGAACTCTAGGCGGTCATCATAGCCAAACGCGAGTCCAGCGACGTTGGAGGTTGCCTCTTCACGGGTAGGAGCCGTAGTAATCTTCGTCCAGTTCACATCATCATTACTTCCCCAAATACTCTTGATGTTCGAGGGCATAGAGAAGACGCGTGCGCGACCCCCATTTGAACCCGATGGGGGATCAAAACCCTGTTCACCTGCAATAATTGCCGACCCGTCACGTGATATAGCTAAGGATCTACTATCATTTCCACCATGACCTATACGAGCATCATTATCAGCGGAATCCCCCAAAGCACCATAACTTGCTACTGGTTGTCTAGTAATCCATGAACTACCTGTGTACTCAAATGTAAATAACTGTCCTTGGTTGGTTGACCCTTCGTCTGGTTTAGATACAATTAACCTTTTACCGTCGCCAGATAAGGCAATGAATGAACCAAATTCTTCATCCGTGGCTTCGACGGGGTCATTGATAGTACCCTTTATAACCCATGTCGAACCTTCATAATTATATACCTTGACTACTCCACCATTTTCAGCTCCAGCTCCATCAGCTACATCAGCATCATTCTGACCTATCGCTATCACATTACCATCATTCGATATGGCAACCGCGTGACGACCATCATTGGCATTGTACGTAAACGTAGACCCTTTTTGTGTCCAATCTGAACCGTACTCGTATACTTTAACATATGGATTTGTACCAGATGCACCTCCATCATCAGTCGCAAAAATTATATGATTACCGTCTTCGCTCATATCTAAACTAAATCCAATTCGCTCATCAGCAGCGGTACCGGTTAGACTAGAGCCTTTTTGAGACCAGGCACCATTAGTGTATGTATACACACGAACTCTACCCGCATTAGAGAATCCAGTATCATCCTCGTGTTCTGCCATCAGTATAGTGTACCCATCATACGAAAGTTTCACACCACC